TTCATTCTTGAAGATGCGCAAATATTGAGATAATCAATAAAGATAATATCAGGTTCAAAGTTTTTCTTAAGTTTAAGTTCTTTCAATAAAGCTCGAAAATGACCAACATGAGCTGAGGCGGTTGGATACTCTTTAATAACCAATTTACCATTTGCTCTATTAGCAATTTGCGCAACTTTATTTCCAAACATATCTTTAGATAGATTTGAAAGCTGATCAATTGGTACATTCATTAGATTAGCATCGATACGTTCTGCGATACGTTCTTCAGCCATTTCCATTGTAATGTACAATGCGTTCTTGCCCTGTGATAATACTGATCCAGCGACATGACACATAAACAAAGATTTACCAACACCAGTACCAGCCAAAGCGATATTTAGTGTTTTGTTAGGTAAACCACCCTTTGTAATTTGATTGAAGTAATCTAAATCAAATGGAATACGTTCTTCCTGTTTGTGATAGAAATCATAACGACTATCGTAGTCATTCAAATAATCATGACCAATATTAGTATCAAATGCAACTGACAAAGCTTCAGTTAAAAGATCTGGTAATGCATTTTTAGTAAGTTCTTTATCTTTACCATCAAGAATACCAATAGACTTCATGATTGCAATATGAATGGCTCGATCTTGACACCATTTTTCAGTCTGATCGACAAGCCATTCAATATCAGTATTTTCAGACTTTGAAATTTCTTGTACGATTGAAATAGACTGTTGGTATTGTCCATCTGTCAGATTTGCAGATTCAAGTTCAATACCAAGAGCTTCACCTGTTGGAAGTTTATTGTATTTGCCAACATAGTTTACAATTTGATCAAACACATCTTTGTGTATATCTTCAAAGTATTCTTTCTTTAGGAAAGGAATAACCTTACGCGTATACTGCTCGTTATTAATGAGATTACGTAATACTGTAGTCTGAATATTAGGATCCATTAGTCACCAATTTTATATTGTCCATCTTCAAATGCGGTTTCAATAATATGAGTTAACATATCACCAAGATAATTTTCAAATGCTGGACTTTCTTGTAATTCTAATCTTTCCATCGGGCTTTTTTCAATTTCATATTCAAACGAAAGTCTACCCTCAAGTTCTTTAGTATTATTATTATTAATTTCTTCTAACGATAGACGACCAAAAGTTACAATAGTTCCAGCAAATTGACCAGTTAGAATTTTGAAAGAGTCGTGATCAGAATCTTCTTTGAATGAAACTCTTTCATAATCATATCTAGATATATTATACATCGTCTTCACCTAAAAGTACACCCTCTAGTAATGCATCGTCAATTTCTGATTTATAGCCAATGGTGTAATGCTTCTTAACAAATTCTTTGAAATTTGTCTTTTCAAAGATTGGAGTCCAGAATTCTTCCTTTGAAGTTTCTACTTCACGTACTTTATTGACAGTAAGTAATTCACCTGTTGCAGGATTAATAGATTCATACCAACCATTACTTGGCTTTTGCACATAACCACCAGCCAAACCAACTTCAAGTAGACCCGAATACTTTTCTACGCCACCTTCCCAAGTAACTGTAACAGGAACCTTTGATTTTTCTTTAACAAAACGAGACTTTTCAACATTAATTACAAAGTCGTAACCAGTAACTTCTGTACCTTTTTTGTTTTGACGACGACCAAGGATCCAAATTGTATCTGCTGAATAGTAGATACCTGTGCCACCTGAAACAATTGCTTTAGGGAACAAACCAATTTCTTGATATGTGTGATTTACTGCAAGCATTGGAATGTCTTTCATAGTCAAATATGGTGTTGACATACGGAAGAGACCTTTCAGGGCTTTTGCACGGGACATGTCAGCAACAGATTTTTCATTGATAGCATCGTCTAATTCTTTCTTAGATGCAAGGTTACCAATTGAATCAATCACAACAATAACTTTATCATCACGACCGATTTCTTCTAGTTGGCCAATCAAATCAAACTTTAGTTCTTCAACGTTAGTAATTGGAGTATGCAGTACACGCTCAACGTCAATACCAAATGATTCAAAGTAAGATTGTGGCGAACCAAATTCAGAATCATAGAATAGCATAATGGCATCTGGATACTTTTTCATATAAGCACCAGCCATTAGCAAAGCAAAAGAAGTTTTGAAGTGTTTACTTGGACCAGCAAGAACTGTAAGTCCTGGTGTAAGTCCACCATCAATAGAACCTGATAGTGCTACGTTAATCATAGGCACGTCAGTTGTAATCATATCTTTCTCGGCAAAGAATTTTGATTTTGAAAGAACTTCGGTATGCTTAAGCTTCGAGTTCTTTTTAAGTCTGTCCATAACGCTCATATATTACTCACCTTATTTTGTTAGTGTAATTACTATTATACCATAAACTCATCAAGTTGTACACCATTAGAATAGTCATTTATTGATTTTGTTTTATTGTCTTGTATAAGAAAATCTGTACGTAATGTATCTAAATTTCCTTCAAGGTAATCTTTTACGTATTGAGCCATATCTGCTGCTGTAGTAACTGGTACGTTTTGGCAAATATGGTTTAGGTTACGAAGACCGCCTTGTAGTTGAAAGTCTTCTGGTAGCTTCATAATGCTCAATGCTTCACGAATGCTAATATAACGATCTTCATCAGGATGAGTAAGAGAAGTTGGCATATGACCAACAAAGGCTCCAATAATTCCCTTTGGAATCTCAGTAGTCTTACGCATGATGTTTCCACCATCCTTTAGTTTCTTATGCATGCGTTCGCACTTACGAGCTTCTCGCTCATAGTTATTTTCACGCATCCACTTTGCGACATCAAGATATGAGACGCCGGCATTCTCAATGTAGTCTAATGGATTTGTGGTCTTATCAATTTTCTTAGCAAAATCAACATGGCTAATTCCACCTTCCATTACTTGAAGAACATAACGATAGAATGGGTTATCAGATGGTTTCTTTGTATTAGTCAATACTCCCATTGGATCTCCATCCTTGGCCTTAGCACTTCGAATGGTATCTTCAATAGTTTCGTTAGGGCGTTCAATGTATGGAAATACTGGTACAACATCTCCTTTCCAAAAGAAATAAAACGTACGATCTCTTACTTGACTCAATCCATGTAGAACTGATTTAGTCTTAAATATGCTAAAGGTATAACCATACTTCTCACCAATCTTTCTTAACCTTTTGACAATCGGTTCGCCCATCTTTGAAGCAAGTCTTGGTGCGTTCTCACCCCAAAATACTCTAGGGGATAAAGAACCCAACACAAACTCAGAAGTAATAAACATCCAATCATTCGCAGAATTATTAGAACTTGCTGATGGAGAAAGAGAACTAAGCCCAGCACAAGGACAAACAGTGTTGACAACGTCAACACGATCAAAGTTACTGATGCTGTCAGAAGGGTTAAGAACATGGTAGGGAACTGTGTTCTTATAATGGTTAACAATATGTTGATCGTTATTTGAGAAGGCTTCATAGCTTAAAATATATTCCGGTTTTTTACCAAAGACTTTTTCCATCGCGATGGTTTCTCCACCGATCAATGGAACAATACTAGCATATTTCATAATTGACTTTCCACGTATGTTTTCATTCTTAATTGTCTATGGACGTCGTCCTTGTGTAGGCCAATGCATGTCGCAATAAGCAATAGGCCACTTTCTAAAATAACGTCAACTGGTAGATTATGTTCTTTAAGCTTTCGCACAAACAAATCTTTTACATATAGATTTTGTTGTACATTTGAAACCATCGCATTATAACCATGATATAAGTCATGCGCTAGTTTAGCCCAATCATAAAGGTTATCACCTTCATTTCCAAGTCTACCACCATAGTTTCCTCTTGGATCGATCAACTTGAATTGATCGGTCTGCTGATTATATAGTACATTTCCAAAATGCAAGTCTCCATGCATACCAAAGATTGGTTTAGTATTTCTCCATGCTTTGGTTGCGATATTAACCAATTTTTGTGTTTGGCTATTTGTAAATTCAAGGTCATTCAATCGTTCTTTAGATTTATTGATCCACATAGATTCAGACAAAGAAGAAAACTTTTGAATGAATTCCATATCGTTTGATTCATAGTTGAAATACTTTAACTTGATCTTAAAGATACGATCTATGATGTAATCCCAACTACTATCTGATAGGTTATCATAGAGCATCAAATCAGATAACAAAGTGCCAGACTCATAAGACATAACCAAATGAGTCTTAGAAGGTAGAA